CGCGCCGTTGAGCGAGATGCGCCGCGGAACGAATGATGGAGAGGTCGCGAGCGTGCCTTTGATGGTCAGCGTGCCGCCTTCAGCAACCAGGTGGCCGGCTCCGGTCAGCTCGAGCCCAGACCCGCCGATGCTGATCGCAGCCGATGGCGCCCACGTCCCGCCGTCGTCGCCGTTGATGCTCACGAACTGCCCCTCGTCGAGGGCATCGAACTCGGCAGGGTCCACGACCGTGCCCACCGCCCATGCCGCAACGTCGGGCCGAATCCTGGTTCCGTGTGACATGCTCTACCTCACCTCAAGGGACAGTTGGAAGGGTACCGATTGGCGTAATGCCGATCATGCCCTCGCCTACGCGGAAGGGCCCGATAGTCCCCGGGACCGACTCCTCGACGACATCCCAGGTATCCACCGCCCGCAGCATCTTCGAAAGCAGGACCGCGATGCGACGCCGCCAATCGGTGGAGATGGCAGTCGCATGATCGACAACGATCAGCACATGCCGCGAGGTCGTCTGCCCCACTGGCCATGGCTCGGTCGTGATCAGCGCCCCCACATCGTGCGGGCGGGCGAACGTCGCAACGAGGTTGCCGCCCGACTGAGCCAGCGTGACCTGCTCCTGGATACCCGACACACCGGGGTCCACCACGCAGACCTCGCCGGCCACGAAGGCATCGGAGCGCATCCCGATGTCCGTGGTCTGCACCGCATCAACGCCAGGCCACACCCGGGCGGCGAGCTGGTGCCATTTGGCCTTGGTGTCGGGGCGCTTCCAGGCGCCGGGCCCTGCTGCCCCGTCCCAGCCCGCTGGAGTGACCGCGAACTCCAGAGCACCAGCCACCCGGACCGCAACCAAACGGCCCTCCAGGAGCTCCTGGAGGGCCCCCTCGAGCACGTCCGGGGCGCACCCCAGGGAGAGGCGCTCTGCCAGCGCAAGCTCGGCCCTGCGCTCGTCCTTGGTCGCCAGAGCCGGCGGGGTCACCTGATAGGCCAGCTCGTGGCGGGCCAGGAACTCATCACTGAGATGCGGCACCCGCTCGCGGTTCACGCGATCGATCGTCCGCTGGACCGTCCCGAGCGACATCGCGGTCGCGTAGAGCTTCGCCGACAGCGGGCCCGAATCCCTGTCCTCTCCCAGATTCTCCTCACCACCCATCGCCGCGCGCAGCGAGTGATAGATCACCGCTGAGACCGGCGGCTTGCCGGTGAAGGCGAGGAAGCCAAAGCGGGCGAAGGCAGAGAATCGCATGGCTCAGCAGATCCAAACCGTGACCGGAGCGTCCGCGCCAATACCGCCCGCAGTCGTGTGCACCGTGACCTCTCGCGTACCCGTCGCCGCCGCGCCGACCTCGAAGCCCTGAGCGTGCACGAAAGCGCACGGCTCGCGCTCCATGTCGGGGAGCAGCCCGGCGGACCACTCGATGCGTGTCACCCCATTGCCAACGTCGGTCAGCGCGAAGTCCGCAGCCACAACCAGGCGCCCCATCGTCGCTAGCGCCGAGACAGTCGGGACACCAGCCGGGAAGGCCAGGGACACAATGGCGCTCGGTAGCATCCGCGCCATGGCGGCATGGAGCCGGACCATGTTGTTCCACGCGGCCCCCTCGGGCTCGTAGACGCCCGGCGGGTTCGCCTCGTCGTCCAGCTTCTGGTCCCCGCCGAGCTCGTCAACGCTCGGTCGGTGCGGCAGGGTGTCATCGTAGGTGTAGGTTGCGGTTGCGGTCATGGCTCTCCTCACGCCGGGAAGACGGCGATCCCACTTAGTCGTAGCAGCCGAGGCGGCAGCCCCACGTTGGCCACCGTGTCCCCGCCCTCCACGATGTCGAGCGAGTCAACCTGCGCCAGCGCCTCGAGCGAGGTCTCGAGCGCCTTGGTGATCCGGTTCGGCCAGAGCTTCGGCAGCGGAGGATCACGCCGAGCCCGCACGCCGTCGAGGTAGGTAGGCGCTCGGACCTCGCCTGGCCCAATCGTCTTGAAATACGCATCCACCAGCGGGTCGATCGCCGCCAGCGAGTCCGACCACGGCATCACCCGCTGGATCACCATCGGCTGGTAGACGGTATCCGACGCGCCAAAGGTGCCGTCGAAGGTGATCGTCCACGGCCCGGCTCCGGCCACCGTCAGTACCTTCTTGCGCACGAACCCGCCGTTATTGATGTCCCAGAAGGCCCAGGTCTGCCCAGGCACCGGCGCCCCGCAGGTGCTGCGGTCCGCATTGTCTGCGTCCACCTCGATTGCCAGCGGTGACGTGGACCCACTCACCACCAGCGCGCCCGACCCGACTGCCGCCCACCGCTCAAAGTATCTCGGCCACGGCGTCTCGTCGGCCCAGCCAACGGCGCCCTGAGCCCACACCAGCTCGATCCCAATCTCGACGTACTGCGGCACCAGCCCGAGGACGAAGCCCAGGTCGGTCCGCGGCGCCAGCGAGGCCACATGCTCCCGCACCAGTGACACCTGGAGTGCCGTTGGCTCCCTCGAGCCAGTAGCCCCAGCAGGGGGCACCGTGAAAGTCCATCCAGTCGTCCCTGGACCGTAAGCGCATGGGTAGGCGAACACCTCCTCGATCTGCACCCCGGGCGTGCTCTTGGCCCACCGCCGATACTCCGCCGCGTTGCCTGAGCCTGGCGGGTTCGCGCGCGCGTCCCTGATGGCCTCCAGAATCTGCTCCCGACCCTCGGCGTCCCGACCACCCGTCAGCCCGTCCCCGTTGCTGTCCACCAACACCACGCACGTCAGGCCGCATCCTGCCGGCGGAGAGCTCCACTGAAGCACGGTACCGGCTGGTAGGTTCGCGCCAGGGCCGGTGTCCACGGACGCCAGCGCGCATTGGGAGCCGTCGAGGTAGAGCCCGCCGGTGATGGCTCGGAAGCGCGCGCGCGTCGTCGGCACGACCGCCTCTTGCCCGTGGTTGAGTACCGTTCCGCCGACCGCCGTAGTCATCCTCACGTAGCCCGTCGAACCGACCGCGCCCGCAAGAGGCACCCGCAGGCGCTCCGCCTCGAGTCGCAGCTCTTCGAGGGTTTTTTGCTCGTCGTCTTGCGCTCGCACCGCGCGGATCGAGTTGGCGTAGAGCGGCATTAGCTGGTCCGCCAAGAGCACGGCGTCAAGGTAGGGGATCGACCCTTCTCCGACTGCAGCGTCGGGACAGCGCAGGCGGTAATCCCGCTGGTAGTCCGCCACTACCTGGTCTCGGGTCTTGGTGATCAGGTCGTCCGTCATGTCCTCACCTGCGCGAGCTGCCCCGTCTGCGTGTTGCGGTAGTGGGTGCGAACCATCATCCGCCCGTGCTCGGTGACCTCCACCTCCACCGAAACGGAGTCTACCATGCCATCCAGCACGAGACGACCGAGCGACGCGAGTTGCCGACGCAAGACGTCCTCGCGCAACGCCTCGTCCCCCTGGCCCATCCGCACCTTGTCGATGGTATGCCCGATCGTCGGCGCCCCCGCGATGGTCCCACGGCGGAAGCCGAGCCGGTTCACGACCTCGGCGTCAACCGGGTGCACCGCGACGCGGTGCCCGTCGGCGGCGAGCTCGAAGTCACGGGTCTCTAGGTCCCACCTGGTCGCGGCTGGAAAGGTCATCGGTCAAGTGGGCATGTGAAGCCGGGGAGCTCCGGCAGGGTTGGCAACGTCGGGATAGGGAGCGCCGGCGGGAAGGCGAGAGAGAATGCCGGCGCCGGCACCCCGGGGAGGAGAATGGAGGGGACCCGAGGCGCCGGCACCGGCGGAAGGATGGGCAGCGACACCACCGGCAGGTTCGGCGGGATGGCCAGGCCGAACGGTACCGCCGTCACCCCGGGGAGCGCCACCCGTGTGAGCGGCAGGCTCGGCGGGGTGGGCAGCGCTGGGATGGGCAGGCTCGGCGGGGTGGCAAGGCCGAGGATGACGACCGGGAACGCGCAGCGCGACGCCACAGCGGCCCCTCAGAGCGTCTTTGCCATGGTGGAGGCCACGGTGGGCGCCAGGGGAGGCAGGGTAAGCCCCAGGCCCGCCAGGGCGGCGTTGACCTCGGTGGCCCAGACGATGAGCTCCGGGGCGCGCGCCACCGGGAGCCCCCCGGTCCCGCCCACGTCGAGCCCGCCAACCACCTTCGTCGATCCGTTCAGGGTCACCGTGCCGCCGCGGACCTCGACGTACCCGCCGCCCGTCGCATCGGCCACCACGACCCCACCCTCGAAGAGCAGGATCTGCATCCCGTCGGCGTGGACGATCTGCACCACAGGGGCCCCCGAGCCGTCCACTCCGGCTTCGATCTTGTGCGCCTTTGTGGCGACGCCGTCCGCTCCCCACGCGACCGGTACGTAGTCGATGACGGAGCCCGTCTCGCCGTCGATCTCCCGCCACGTCAGGGAGCGCCCCGTGGAGCCCCCATACTGCGCCGACCCGCCCTTCTCGAGCCGCGGGAGCCACCCTACCGAGCGCGGGTCGTCTCCGAGCCAGCAGAAGTGCTCGGAGCCGTATCGGCGGCGCTCGACGGTACACCCGACGCCGTCCGCGCCGGGGTCATGCGGGCGCGCCAAGAACCCATAGGAGTGCGCGGTCTGCATTGCAGGAACACCTCCATCCCCGAGCGGGTCGATCTGCACCCCAAGGAATCCCTCTCCCTGCCATTCGCTGAACGTGACGGTCCCATAATCTGCTCTCATCACCCCTCCGCAAAGTCGAGGTCGTCAGGCCACATCAGGGTCAAGACCGCGGTGCTCTGCGGCTGGCGCCGAAACTCCACGTCTGAGCAGTAGAACACGCCATCGATGCCGATCTTCTGATCCACGACGTGGACCATGGTGTTGACGTAGTACGGAAACGAGTTCCCTGGCATCGTCAGTGATGGCGCCGTGTGGCCCGCCACTGTGTATGAGAGCGAGCGGGAGCCGCGCCTCGCCTCGAGCGCATAGCGCCGAGCCAGCGCGTCCGCTGCCTTCTGCGTCTTGACGTCCTGCTCCTCGTAGCAGAGTTGCTTCAGGAGCCCGGCCTCCACCAACTCGGTATCCACGAACTCCCCGACGATGCGGCGCCTCCCGTCACGGCCGCCCCCCGCACGGGAATAGACCCTGGTGTGCGAGTAGCGTCGCACGGTGTCATTGCGCAGGCCTCCGCGGAGGATATTGTTGTCCCCCGGCGTGCCGTCGCGCAGGCGCTGCAACCTAAACGCTGGCTCCTGAGATGCGTTCGGCGTCGAGAGGATGAACTGCCCCGCTGGCGTTGCCCACAGGAAGAGGCCGACCTTCTTGTACTGCTCCTTCAGCCACGCATAACGCTGCTGGCCCACCGATGCCTTCAGCGTCCGCAGCGCGATCGTCGGCTGCCCGCCCTCCGAGTCCTCGACCTCGACCGTTTGCGCGTTGCGGCTTGGCTTGCGCGCCTTCGGGATCGGGATGTCCACTACCTGCATCGACGCACCGCCGCCACGTGAGTTCGGCTTCCATGCCAGGAACGACTCGACCTCCGGGGTGTCATCGTCTACCGGCGTCTGCTCCACCCGGACCCCGCCGCCGCGGTTCGTGATCGCCTTCTCGCGTGCGGTCTCCCCGGTGAACAACCAATCGCTGGCTGGCGCGAACCCCACCGCTTCGAGCTGCTCCGCCGTCAGGTCGAAGTAGGTGGCCTCCGTGAACGCCCGCTCTTGGCTGAACGTGCTATCGAACAGCACCGCGAGCGTGTCGCGCCCCCTGATCTCAATCGTCGTCTCGTCGTTCTCCGGCACGTCCACCGCATCGAGCCTCCCCGTCTGCAGCGGCTCGTCGATGTCGTAGAGCGACGTTTCGCCCGCGGTCAACCTCTGGATCCGCAGCTCGAATGGGTCGCCGGGCTTGTGCCGCCGAAGGATCTCTTCCGCCGACACCTGGTCGCCGAGGTGCACAGTGAAGGCGCTCGGCTGCGAGAACACCGACGTCTTGACCGTGTAGTCCTTGCAGCGCCGCGTGACGTTCTGGCCGCTCAGGCGCAGAACGACCTCGTCACGCTGCCAGTCGCGGTGCAGGGCCATGGCTCACGACGTCTTCAGGTAGCGGATCGCCGTCCCCGCCGGCACGCGGTAGGGGTCGTCCAATGGGTTGAGTTTCATCACCTCGACAGCCTGCTCCGTGGAGCCATAGATGACCAGCGCGATCCCCGAGACGTCCATCTCGCGCGGCGTCGTCCACGTCGCCACCTCTCCGGCCTCCGACTGCATCTCCTGCACCGCCGCCCACAAGGCGTGGAGCGCTTCGAGCAGCTCTGAGTTCATCGGGTCGCGCAGGATGTCGAGCGAGTCGTCCACCTCCTGGAAGAGGAGCAGGAGCCCCGTGATCTTGTCGGCAACGTAGCCGACCCACATCTGCGCCGTGTCGCGGTAGGCCAGGAGCGAGTTAACCGCGCCCACGAGTTGCTGTAGCAGCCCAGGAGGGTCGGGCGGCATCCGCTCCTCGATTGCCCCCAGCGCCGTAGCAAGCGCAGCTACGGGCCTCGTCGAGAGCGTCTTCGCCACCAGGCTTGCCTGGTCCTGGTCCTCGCGCAGGGTCAGCTCGTACAACTCGCCCGAGCGCATCCGGACGTCCAACTCCTGGTCCCACGTCATGGCGTAGCCGAGGATCTCGCCGATGTTCGGGAGTCCGATCCGCATCCTCGCCCCGTCCTCCCAGCGGCCCCGCAGAACGGCCATGTTGGTGAACAGGTTACGCCCCTGGTAGAACCCGCCGGCACGCATGATGCCGTCGTCGATCTTGAGCGAGACCGTGACCTCGTAGAGCTTGCGACCGAAGGTCTCCGGCAGACCACCGGGGACATAGGGGTACTCGTGCACGTGGTCACGCTGTCCCCCGCGGACGCGGATCCGCTGGTAGGGCAGCGCTACCCCGTCGAGCGAGAAGCGGCCGAGCGTGTCGAGGTAGGCCATCAGGAAACGTCCCGCCCTTCACCAGGCACACCAGGCGCCGGTGCCGGCTGTCGGATCTCCTCCGGGTTGGTGATGCGGATCCCAGAGCGCAGGACGCTCTGGATCGCGGAGAGCTCCGTCCGCAGATCGTCGAGCTTCTGCGCATCGATACCGCGCTTCATCTCCTGTTGGATTGACGTCCCGCCCTCCGCGCCCACGAGCCCGCGACCAAGCCGTCCGACCGTGCCAATGAGCGCGCCCGGGCTGAAGACGCCGAACTTCATGGCGCCGGACGCTTCCTCGATGCGCTTCTCCTGCTGCGTCTTGAGCCGTTCGGCGCTCGTCGCCTGCGCCTCGGTAAGCCCGCCCTGTTGTCGCGCTTGGCGCTCCAGATTCTGGCGCGCCGCGTAGGTCTGCACGTCCTCTCCGATCGAGCGCTTCTGTGCCTCCCCGTAGCTCTCCGTCGCCTGGTCGATGATGACGCGCCCGGCCGCGTGCAGAGTCACCGCCGTCGCCGTGATCATCAGCGCCGCGCTGGCCCCACCCATCATCCCGCCACCGCCTGCCACGGGGCGCCCGCGCGTGTCCACCCTGCCGCCACCAGGGGTCACGATGCCGCCCAGGATGGCGCGCTCGACGCCAGCGCGGAACACGCTCTCGAGCCCGGCGCGCGCGATCGACACGGAGATGGCGGCCGCGATGGCTTGGCCTGGATGCTCGGACATCCACTGCACCAGGGAGCCGAGTGCGTCCGCTGCCTTGAGCGCCGTCGGCGCCAGCTTCTCCAGCGACGGGATGAGCTTCTCTGCGGCCGTCGCCACGATGCGCTCCAGTTGCTGGTTGAACTTCGCAGCCTTGGCTTCTGTCGTGTCGAGCACCAGCGCGAGGTCCTCTGCGATCTGCTCGTTGCTCACCGCCCGTTGTCCCGGAGCAAACTGCCGGCGCACCGCTTCGCGCCCCGCTTCCCCGCCGCCCGCCTGCTGGAATGCCGTCAGCGATTCCTGGATGCCGCCCATCTGGCGGATGTTCGGGAAGATCTTGTTGAGCAGTTCGACCTGAGAGACCTTGCGCCCCTTGATGACCTTGCCGCCTTCCGTCTTCGAGAACATCTCGAGGAGCATGTCCTGGATGCCCTTGATCTTGCCGCTGTCGTCAATGAGCTCCATGCCGGCGAACTCTCGGGCGGCGTCGGAGCGCTTCGCGAGCGTCTTGGCGATGTTGCCGGACATCGTGGCAGCCTCGGCGACGTTTCGGCCGGGCCCCTTCTCGGCGAGCTGCATCAACGTCATCATCTCGATGAAGTTCTTGTTGACGTCGCCTTGGTACATGCCGGCAACGCCGGTCATGATCGGGACCTTCTCCGCCATGTCCTCGAGCGGAATCGAGTAGGTCTTTCCAAGGTAAATGAGCGTCCGCATCTGCGCGGAGATCGCCTTGTTCTTCTTGATCTGGTCGTTCTGGTACTCCGGGATGTTGGAGTACATCGAGTCCAGCTTGCCGGCGACGCGCATGGTCGCCTCAAAGTCGGCCCCTTGCGAGCGGGCAATCTTGCCCATCTCCGCGGTGACGTCGCGCGCTCCCTGGAGGTTGCCGAGGAGGTCGGCGAACGCCTTCTGTCCAGCGAGCACCTCCTCGGTCGTCATACCGAAGTTCTCGCCCACCTGCCGCGCCTCGTCAGCGAGCTGCTTCGCGCTGACACGCTTCCCGGCCGGGCCCTCCTCGCCAGCACGGTAGCCGAGCACCGCCATCTGCTGGGCGGTCTTCTCGGCTCCGGTGACTCGCTGGAGCATCCCGCCAACGTTGGCCTCCACCCCGGTCCCCGTCAGGACGTCGCGCATCCCGCGACGAGCGACGGACGCGAGGGGGGCGTTGGGCCAGAAGAACCGCGTCGCCCGGTGGCTGGTACGGGTGGCGATCCGCTGCATCTCGCGCGACGCGCGCTCTTGCTCGCGCGCCTGCGTTCGGGTGGCTCGTGCCGCCTCTCGAGCAGCCTTCTCCTTGGCCCTGGCAGCGCGCTCGTGCGCCCGGCTGGACGCCCTCAGCTCGCGCTCCTCCGCGTTCAGTTGCCGGCGCCGCTCGGCCGCCTCCTTGGCGAAGACGCGAGCGCGCTTGGCTGCCTCGCCCTCGATGACGCGGGTCTTCTTCTGCTCGGAGTCAACGACCGTCCGATCGAGCTTGGTCCCCGTGGTGCCACCGACGCTACGAAGCGCCTTCCGCACCCTCTCGCCGGCCTTCTGCGCGCGCTTCTCGAGGTCGCCGAACGAACGTTCGACGGACGTATCGAGCGCGCAGCCGACTCTGACGACGACGGGAGGGGCCATGGGTCAGTCTTCGAGTTCGCGCAAGAGCTCCGCGGCAAGGCGGCGAGCCCGATTGCTGGGGAGGCAGTCCTCCGCGGTGAGGCGCTCGACCAGCGCCACGAGGTCTTCGTCGTCCGCGCTCGGTGCGGCGGGTGAAGCCTCGCTCGCTAGGGCGTCTAGTTCGTTGAACAGGCGCCGCAGGGTCTGCGAGGTGAACGCATCCCGAGCCATGTCCCTCGGCAGCGGCAGCTCGCGGGGAGGCTTGTCCTGGTCGTTGGGGTCGCACAGGGCGGCGCCGACGATGCCGGCGACCAGCGCGTCGTTGAACTCGTCGAGCCGCCCCGTCGGCCCCTCGACGCTCTCTGCCGATGCCGCCGCCTCGCGCCGCGCCTGCCCCTCCTCGGCGTCGGAGACGAGCCGCAGGCCAACAGCAATCTCTCCTTCTGGAGCCGCTCCCCACGTCGAGGCGAACGAGCCCGGAGCGAGCCTCACCACTCGCAGTGCTGGGCGCCGACGCGCGACCACAGCCGACGCCCTCACCGGCCCCTCCGTCGCTCTTGCTTCACCTGCTCCTCGAGCATCTCGGCCCACTCCGTCTTGAGCTTCATGAACCAGAGGATTTGAGCATCGGTGAGCTCACGAGCAGCTTGGCCGTAATAGTGGCCCAGCTCACTCGCAAGCCCGGCCGCAGCGACAAGAAAAAACTCGCGCCGTTCGGCCCGGCGAGCTCCTTCGTTGCTCTGGCGTAGCCCTCCTCAGTGGAGAGCTCCGCGACCATGCCGCTGATGTCGTCCGAGTACGCCTGGTGCATCTCGGCGAGCGTGAGCACACCGTCCTTGCCGAGCTCGACCATCTCCTCGAGCTGCGCGAGCCCACCGTCGAAGAACGGCTCTCGCCGGTCCGTGACGTCGGGGTCCACTACTCCCAGCAGGCACCGGTGCAGTGCCTTGCCGTACTCGTAGAGCTCGTCGCCCTCGCGCGGCGACGGAAGCCCGTGCTCCGCTGCGTAGGCCGCCGCCCGCTCGTAGATGGTCGCCTCGTCGCCGGGCGACAACGGCACAAGCCCGACCTCAACGCGGGCGGGATGTCCCCGCTGCGCGCCATGGTCGGGCCCGTCTTCGATGGTGTCGTGACTACCCGCGAGCGGAAGCGCCACGCGCTTCGTCTGCAGGTAGCCTCGCAGTAGCTGCGACGCCTTCATGTTGGCTCCCCTCTGTTGGTTCAGCTCAGCTTCGCCTTGCCCCCGTGGAACCGCACCGTGCCCGTCATGGTGCCAGTGCGGTTGTCCCAGCTCTGCGGCGACTCCATCACGACCGCAGGCTTCAGCGTGACGGTCTTCCCGTTCACCGGGTAGAGCGTCACCGTGCCCCGGTCGCCGAGGTTGAATGCGAACCCGTCACCCACGATCGGGGTCGCCCGCTCGATCTGGATGTCTGTCGTCCATGCGCCGTCGGAAACGTCCTGGAACCCGTCCTCCGTGATCACGTCCTCGCCCGCCATCGTGGGCGTGTAACTCCCGCTCGTGGCGCTCGCCACGCGACGACCGTTCCAGTATAGGCTGGCTCCTCGGAACTTCGATGCCATCTCGACTCATCCTTTCAGGCGCAGCGGCCTGGGTAGTAGGAGGCGCCCGACGCAGCGCGGAGCGGGAGGGGAGTACCGCGGCCCCGCGTCGGGCACCCGGGTTTGTTACGCCACGACCTGTCGGATCGAGGCGAAGATCTGATGCTGGTGCGGTCGGACGACGACGGGCACGATCGACTCGTTTGCGTCCGTCACCTCGTTGTAGGCGACGATTGGCGGTTTGCCAGCAACGTCGCGGATCCACCCGACCGCTTCGATCTCCTCGAGCCGCGCCTGGATGGTGGCGCCCCAGATGCGCGGCGTGCTAACGCCCTCGATCTGCGGCAGTCCGTCTGGGAGGTCCGGCCCGACGCCGTGGTTCGACTCGGCTTCGGCGCGGGCGAGCGCCTTCACCTCATCGCGCACGTACTGGGACACCGAGACGTTGGCGGTGTCGAGGCATCGGTAGTCTGGGTCCGTACCACTCAGCGAGTGCGTCGTGATGCTGCGAACTACGCTGGTCGTGCCCGCGAAGTCGGCGATCGGAGAGACGCCAGCGTTCAGCAACGCCTTCTGTTCAGCGTGTGTCCACTCGTCCGAGGAGTCCGCGGGCACGTCCGTCCAGAGCTGCGCGGAGATGTCGTTCCAGATGCCGTCATGCCGCGTCCACGGGTTGCGCGACTCGGCGACGCACCGCAGGCCGGCGACGCGCGCGGCGATCTGCGCCGGGTGCTTGCGGCTGTTGCGGCGCGCGTAGAGCCCACAGAGATAGGCGTTCAGCGTGGTCTGGGACAGCGCCACCGCTGCCGCCAGGGTGCCGTTATGCCCGAAGATGCCTTGCTCGAGATGCCCAACCAGCGGAGCCGACTGCTCGTCGAGGTGCGCCTCCCAGAGGGCTGCGTTCGTCGGGTCGTTCTGCGCGATGGCGATGCGCCGATACTCGGCCGCCTCGAGCAGTTCGATCACGTTGCTGGCGTCATCGGTGCCAACCCCCCCGTGGAAGCGCACGTAGCCAGCAGCCGTTTGCACGCCGTCCGCGTAGCCAGTGCCGAAGGTGAAGCTCCCGCCGACGTCGACCTGCGCCTCGGCGTCGATCTGCGACACCGCGTCGAAGAGCTTCGCCGTGGTCAGCGTATAGCCGCCGTCCGTGCCCGCGACCAACAGCTCTTCCGTCTGCGCCGGGACACCGCCGACCGTGCCCGTCACCGTGATCTTCGAGCCGTTCACGTAGCTTCCAGCGTTCGCCGCCACCGCCACTGTGACCGGGCTCGGAGAGGGGAACACCGCGGGCCCGGGGTTGGCGTAGCTGCCCGTCAGGTCTGCTCCGGTGTAGCTCATAGGAGCAGCAGCCGTTGCCACCACCGTCTTGACCGAGTTGACGATCGCCGGGTAGCCCAGCGTCGCGACACACCCGCTCGGGGCGTAGGTCATGTCGAGCTTGGCGAGCCAGTCGTTGCCGCGCGCGCCAGCCGAAGCCACCACGATCGTGACGTCGAAGGTCGGCCCCGCTCCGACGGAGGCCGAGCAGAAGAGGCGCCCCTTCGAGTTGATGGCTGCCACCGCGGCGTCCATCGTGTCGGCCAGGCTGGACGGGTCCACCACGAAGGACACGGACTCGTCGCCGACGTGGAGCCAGATCTGACCGGCGCCAGTCCCGAGCGTGGCGATGTTGAGCACCAGCTCCGCCTGGACACCGCCGGCCGCCTCGGCGACAGGAGCAGCAATCACCGCGGCACCAGCCGCCAGGGCCTCGCGCACCTGCTGCGCACACTCCGAGCGCGTGCCTAGCTTCGCGGCAGCGTCCGCCTCGTCGAAGATCGGACCGACGAAACTGTCGGCGGAGACGGTGCCGTCGGCGGTCTTGTTGCCGGTGCAGACGACATACCAGGCGCCGGCTCCGGTGGCCTTGCCCTGCCCGAAGCGGCTGTCCGCCGCGAACATCGGCACCTTGTCGCTCGAGTCGATCCCGGGCAGCGTGAAGAGAGTCATATGGGGGGGCTCCTGTTGTCAGATCCAGTGCGGCTCCACCGCGCAGCCGCTTCGGGCTCGCGCGATGCTTCGCGCGGCCTCGTAGTCCTTGGTGGCGTCCAGCAGCGCGCCCTCGGCCACCTGGCGCCGGTAGAACTTCGTGTCTGGTACCTCGAACGGCTCCAGCGTGAAGACCCACGTCAGGTCGCGGCGTTCCGTGCGCTGCGTCAGTTCTGCATGGGTCGGGGTCGCGCGGGTCACCTCGCCGAACACCTGCCGAGCGCCAACGTAGCCACGCACCTCGCCGAGCCCCTTCGCCGGGGCGTAGTAGCGCGGGTCTCTGGGGTCCACCGGGCACGCGCCACACGGGCGGCCACGATGGTCGAGCGCGGCGAATGGGTTGGTGGCGACCAGGAGATTACCCAGCGCGGCCGAGCGTGCCATGGGGTCGCGTTTGCCATCCGGCTTCGTCTCCGCGACTGGCGGCGCGAACTCGACCTGCTCGTGGCCGCCGCTTTCTGGCTTGAACTCGTGTCGTCGATTCTTGCTCATTGTATTCTCCCCGTTCATGTGGCCTTGATGGCCGTCAGGTTGTCGCGCTGGATAGTCGCCGCCGGTGAACTCACGTGAAATCAGTGACGAAACCAAGCGTCTGTACGAACCCACCCGGCCCCTGGTCGATCGTCGTGACCGTCCCGCCCGTCTGCTTCGGCGCCCGGTGCCACACCTCTCGCGCCATCAGCGACAGGCTGATGGCCTCGAACTTCGTCCCTGCGACTTCGATCTCCGCGTCGTTGGCGTCCTCGAGCCGCACCTCCTCGAAGCCTCCGTGATCCAGTAGACTCGACCCGTAGACCGCAGCGAACGGGTCCGCGTCGCCCGTCACCTTCCAGTCCGGGTGACGCCCGTTGCAGGGGCCCAGCGCGGCGTGCAGTGCTCTCCCGATGCCCACGCCTACTCCGCGCCGCGCCGGCATCTTGTCGGCGCTCGCCGGCGGGTAGACCCACAGGAGCGTGATCGGCCTCTCCTCGGTCCAGCGCCCGTCGTCGGCGCGAGCGAAGCGCCCCGTCTCACGGTAGGCGAACAGCGCCGGGAGTCGGGACGTCGCGAAGTCCTCCTCGCGCGGGTCGTGATGGTGCGTCACGCGCACGATCGGCTCGTTCGGCGCCAGCGCTGCCCATGCGTCCCCGACCTCCGCCGTGATGACCGCGCTGGCCCACGACAGCAGGACAGCGAGCCCCGGATCCGCGATCGGCGCCACCGCGTCAGGCCCCTCCCGCGTGACCTCCGCCACCGGGAGCGTGGTCGCGCCGAAGTGGTCCGTCATCGTGCCCACACCGATCGCGCGAACTGCTTCTGTCGCGAGTAGTCGTCGAGCCGTCGCTTCATCACGTAGTAGGCGTGGCGGGCGCCACGCGACATGTAGAAGCGACCTTGGCTCCCAGGGTGGTTCACCTTCTTGCCGATGAACCAGGTGTTACTCCGCTCCCAGAAGAACCGGAGGTTCCGTGCTCGCCGCGCCCGGATGACGTGCGCCCTCGTCCCGTACTCGACGTGTGCAGCGTAGGGCGTGGATGCTCGCACCTCCGCGATGTAGCGGTCGCGCCCGTCAGGCTTCGCTGACTGCGCCTTGATGGACGAGAGCAGGCGCCCGGTTCGGTTGCGGAAGTTCGGCTCCGAGATGGCCTGCGCGGCCACTGCGCCACCTCCTTGGGTGGCCGCTCCTCGGCACTCGACCAGCAGCGTCCGCCGGTACTCGATGGCCCGCGCCTTGAAGTCGAGCAGGTCAACGCGCACGTCGGCAACGATCATCAGAAGTCCCCAAAACCGTCGCGCCCGAAGGTGTAGACGTACTCCGTCGACGGGTTGGGGAAGAGCTTCCCTCCCTCGTTCGCCTGCGGGTTCGGAGCGCCGTCCACGTCGAGGCTGACGGCGTTCTTGCGGAGCGCGGTCAGGTCGCGGTCGGCGGCCTTCATCAGCTCCACCCAGTCGTGCCCGCGCATCACCTCGGGGTGCCGTTGCGCACCCATCGCCACCGCCACGTCCAGCGTCAGCCGCACCACCTCGCGAGGCGGGTTGGCGGCCACTGCGGCGATGTTGTAGGCGCCTTGCAGGTAGCCCGCGACCTTGCTGGTCGCATCGGCGCAGAGCGCAGCAAGGGGGCCCACGTCTGCGTCACCGTCCGCGTCATCGTCGAGCAGGCGGCGAACCATCGGTGCCCCCAGCCGGTCCTCGAGGTCGGCGGTCGTGATGAAGAGCGGGTAGTTCATTGCTCCTCGGTGAGCTCTACTGCGGGGCCTAGCGAGTCGGCCTCCGACCTCGTCAGCCGGAGGATCGTCCCCGCCGCTGCCAGCCCGTTGCCGCAGAACACGGCTCCGGGGCCGACTACGCGCACCAAGACGAACCCCGAAGGAGCGCCAGGGGCGGGGACCACCACAGCTCCGCCAATGCTGGCGCTCCTTGGTGGCTCGGAAGGCGTTTCGTCGTCCGGTGGTAGTGCCGCCACGGTGTCATCGCCAAGCCCCTCGTCAGGGCTCTCAGGCGGTTCGATGGGGCCCGGTTCCGCGGCGACGGGCACAGCTTGACCC